TGCATAAGAGACGAATCTGATCTGCAATATCTGGCATGAGATCTGGCTTGGACTTACCACTGACATCACGATCAACATCGATGGCACGAACCCAGCCCTCAGCATCGGGATTATGATCGCTAGAGCGACTTGCGTGTCTCGAATCACCGATCCAGCCATCGCTACTGCGATCACGACTTGGGAATGTGTCATCAAACTGCTCGCGTAGTTGCTTAGCAGCTTTACTTAATTGAGGCTTCACAGTCCAAGTGCAACCTTTAAATCATCTATTGACAAGCCGACACTTGCTAACTTCTCAGCAATAGTAGGGGTAGCAAAGACTGCCTTGTGAGCTTTAATGGCATCTTCTAATTCTGCTTCTGTCACTAATGATCCACCAGCTACTGTAATAACTTTGGCACTGGCATCGTTAAAGTCTGCAACGAGTCCATGTGCGCCTAGTTCATTATCTAGTTGCTTGAGGTTTATCTCTTTGTTTGTAATTGCCATTATTAGCTCCCTAAATCTATTACTATCAGTTGACGATCTGAGAATGTACCTGTGTAATCTGGTTGTCTAAATTGTGCTGTAAAAGTATTAGATCCAGCAGTGCAGGTTAAAAACAGTGATACACCTACTCTGCCGTTTAGCACATTAGCCTGAATACATCTTGACATTACAGAGTTAGCATCTGAGGCTGCTGTAGTTGTTGCGCCACTTACTGCAACAGACATAAAGGATCGCGGATTATTTGTTATATTGTCGCTAGTTGCAGACATGCTAAGCAAGACTAATACCTTTGTGCCAGTTGTTACCGTAACTGCCTGTGCAGTAGCTAATGCGGCATAAGTGACAGATGTGGTGGATTGTGCAGTAGAGACAAAAGACTGCCCGTTTGTGATACCGCTTGCAGATACTAGGTTTGTCCAAGCTGATCCTGTGTAGTAGGTAGTTACATTAGTATCCTTGAGATAAGCAAACTGACCTTCTTGTGGTGAGGTTATTGCAGAATCTCTAGCTGCTGCTGTGGCAAAAACTAGTACTCCCTGCATGAGATAGCCGTTAGTGTCTCCCGCGCTCAACACCTCACCTGTGGTAAAGGTCTTAAAGCCTAGTCCTGCTGCCATGTCTTCTCCTTAGTAACTTAAAACGCTAGTGTCTAGAATACCGTATAATGTCGAGTTTAAGATGAAGCCATCAATGATTGGCTCAGCTGTGCCCAGTCTTGTCTTCCATGAATTAGGCGTGACTGAATGCGAGACATTGAAGACCTGCACTGTCTTAGACAAGGTTGTATTGTTTGGTTGTGTCGTGGTTACGCTGATAGGACTAAAGAAGTCAAGCGATAGACCAGCAATAGTTCCAGCAGTGTAATTATCCTGCTGTAGATCCAGAGTGAGTTCATCGACTCGGCTAGATGTGTCCTTGCGACTGGCAATAAAGGCTTGCGCATAATCTAGGGCGACTGCATCTGTCTGCATGAGCAGTCCAGATTGGTTGTAGCTGTGAGTAAAGAACTTAGCGATAGAAGCTGCATCTGAGACTGTCTGGACTGATCCACCTGTGCGAGTAACAGTAGCCAAGTTATAGACCTGCGTATCGTCAAAGACCCACTTAACATCGAAGTAGCCAATAGCTGTGCCATCATCCTTAAACACTACTGGAGTACCGGCAACAGATGAGACAGTTAAGTTTCTATCTTGGAAGGTCAGACGCCCTGAATGATCCATGTAGATTGCGCCATACTCAGTAGTAGCTACAGTCTGCAAGGCTTGTAAAGCTGTGCGCTGTGTGGCTGGATCTGCCTGAACTGTGGTTTGTCCTGTGTCTATGTCTCGGAGTGTTGTAGGCCAGCCAATAGTGTCTAGGATCTTGCCAACGCGAACACCTGTAGTCTCGCCTGCAACAGCCCCAGTAACGCCAAAGAATTGCGCATTTTGAAATAGCCTAAATCCATCGACTGCGCTTATTGTAGTGTAGACAATATCTCCATTAAACTTAGGCGTGGTAGTGTTATAGCCTGTTATGTAGCCTGCAAAGATTGGGTAAGTTACTGAGTCGTAGGTTGCAGTAATAGTCATCTTACGCATTGGGTTTAAGTAAGTGTAATAAGGCGATAGCGTATTTTGTGGGTTGAAGTCACCATTTTGATCTAGCAGACGGATTGAAGCTGTGCCTGTCTGGAATTGCTCAGAGGATATATTACGACCTCGATTAGTATTAACGCTATCTAAAAGGTTAGAAACATCTACTACAAGGGCAGAGGCTGAGTCTGATAGAACATCGCCACCATCTAGGCTAGAAGTATCTAAGACAAACGGATAACCAAAACTTGCTCCAGTTGAAAAGTCAATAATTACATTGATGACTGGTCTGGTCATAGTGACCCAGCGTAAGTAAGTAAGTCACCGCGCTTGTTAAGACTTATAACAGCATCTTGGATCAGTGTTGTTAATTCATCAGGCTTGGCAATAGTTCCAGCATTAACATTTACAACGATGGTCATACCAGGATAACCTTTATCAGAGCCAGGGAAACCACTGGAAGGATAAGATCCACCCCCGCCTGCGCCATCACCAACAGGTACAAATCCACCATTTTCAAGAATTTTATTTATTGCAGCAGGAGTAAGGGCTGTAGGAAAACCTGTAGGACTAACATTAGGATCTTTTAAGATAGGGTTAGGTGGTGGATTGCCGTTTGTATTGCCAGTACCAGCACCAATAAGCCCTAACAGTCTTATAGCCTCATTAAGATTAGCCAGGTTAATTAGATCCTTAGGTAGGATGCCTTGGAGGATTGATTCAATGTCCTTTAATTTTACTTCTTGACCAGCAAGAGCACCGATTATCATCAAGTCTGCATTGAGTTTCTTAGTTGCAGCAGTAATGGCATCGACATCCTTAGAGGCGATTGCCTCCTCTAATGCAAGAATAGATTGCTTAACCTCTAGGCGAGCAAGATCGTTAGTGATCTGTAGCAGTTGGGCTTGGCTAGTTACCTTACCCAGTTGCTCGGCTGCATTCTTCTCAGCTGCTGCAAGTTGGATCTTCTCCATGTCAAAGACATCGCCACCCTTGCCAAGGGCAAGGTTAGCTTTATCGATTGCCAGCTTTAACTTAGCAGCAGCTAGTTGTTCTTTAGTCTGCTTAGTAATAATAACAACTTTTTTAGTGTACTTATCTATTGCGCCAAAACCCTTTTCAAATGCTGTAGCAGGGTTGTTATAACGATCAGGATTAAGTGCGGCATCCTTGGCATCATTGGCTCGATTGTAAGCATCTGTAAGTGCATCGACACCTCTAATAGTCTGGTCAATAAGTAAAAGTAATGCTGCTGCTGCAACCGCTGCGCCAAAAGGTGTAAGTATAGTTGCCTGGGCAATAGCAGCACCAATAGCAGTGGCGCGTAAAACCTTGTAAGCCTTATTTAATGTGTTTATAGCAGTTACAGTAGCTGCTACTCCTGCAATAAGTTTAGTAGTTATAAAAGTAGCAGCTAAGACGGCTGCAATGCTTTTTATAAGTGTCTCGTTTTCCTTAAAAACAGTTGCTAATTTTTTCATACTTTCAGCAGCAGATGTAGCAAAGTTTTCTATTTTGACTTGTAAATCGTCAATTTCTGTAGTGCCAGCCAAGATCATCGCTGAGTCAATTAAGCCTTGTCCAAAAATTTCTTTAGCGTTGTTGAATGCGACACCTAGTCGCTGGATAGTTCCTAAGTAAGACTCAGCCTGTCGTTCTCCCTGACCTGCAAATAACTTTGTAAGTTTTTCTGTGATATCTGCAAAGTTACCTGTCTTTAATTCAGCCTTAGTTAGACCTACGCCTAAGCGACCTAGACCCTGTAAGTTCCCTAAAAATGCCTTCTGCAATCCTTGTGTGACTTGAGTTAAATCTTTACCTGTGCCGGCTGAGATATCTATTGCTAGGTTAAGTAACTTCTGAGATTCTGTAACTGAGCCAGTCGCTCGAAGCAACCTGTCCATGGCTGGACGAAGATCGTCATCAAGAATTCCTGTCTGTCTTTCAAGCGTACTAATATAATCATTTACAGATGTGGCAGTGTTGCCTGTTTCAAGCCCAAGATTTTTTATAGTCTGTGCCAGCGATGCTTGCGCTGCCTGATCTTCAGCAGCAGCTTTAACAGCAGCCTTGCCAAAAGCAAGAATTGCGCCAACGCTTAATGTCAAGCCTAAAGTCTTGCCTAAAGATTTTACATTCTTGGTTAGTTTATCTGTTGCAGTGTCAGCCTTTTTAAAGGCGTTGGCTCCAGTAAATTGGGCAGCAAGATCAATGACTATGTTTGCCACAATTACCCCTTAGCCGATGCGTTTAGCTTGTCTGCCGATGTCTTAAAGGCTGCAAGGACTGCTGCCTGAGCCTTGCCTTGATTTTCTTCATAAGCACGATAGAGAGCGCGACCTTCCATCTTGCCACTGCCTTTCATGCTTTGCCCATACTTGTTATTTTGATTTTGCACAAAGCGACTACTAGGAGTCTTGCGACCCATAGTCTCATAGATAGCACCTGCTGCAGTTTTATTAAATACGCGAGCAAGAGATCTAAACCCTTTGCGATTAGGCTTAGATGGACTTGTCTTATAACCAATACCACGCTTGACGAGACTTGCAGTGTAAGTAGGAAAAGTGCCTCGAGAGTTTTCTCTAGGCAACCATCCGCTTAGCACTGATCCGTCATCTGGCAGATAACCTTTAGCAGTCTTAGTAATTGGCTTTAGAGCTGCGGCAATCTCTTTAGGCAATTCCTTAGCCAGGTCAGGACTGAATTTACGCAGAGCCTTACGAAGTTCAACGCCGCCCTTTACGCTTGCTGGCATCGTCCACCTCCTTGGCTTCATCCTTTAGACCTTGTACCAGAGCATCTAGCATGGTCTTATCTAGTTCTAACAGTTGCTGTGGCGCGATCCCCAACCTAATGCTTAGCCTAGCGATTAGGTAGGTGAATGGTTGATCGCGCTTTAAGCTAAAGGGTCAGAGTCAAGCACCTCGACACTTTTAAGTGTCTCAATGAACTCCATCCCAAAAGGCTTAACAGTTTCACCTGATCTGCGAATAACTTCGTGAGCCAAAAGGTAGACATGGCTTTGTTTTTCTTCATCGCGAAACGCTTTATGGAAACCCATTTTAGTCTGTTGTTCAAAGAAATACTCCACTGCTGGGGTAATTTCTCCTTCAACGATACTTCCATCTACTTTAACGATCTTTAACTTTGCCATGTCTTTGCCCCTTAGTTAGTTTTTATGATGTTGTTACTGCGATTGTGCCATTTACATTAAATGTACAGCTTTGCATGGATAGATCAGCAACAGAACCATTTACATCTGTTGTGCCGTTAATCAAGCAAGCCATAGTGTAGAGAGGGTTGGTTGCAGATGTAGCAGCTGATGTCTGCTTTACTGTGATTGTGGTTGATGTTCCCCACACAGCTTGTAGAGTCTGTAGAACCTCTGAAGATGCTGTGTCGTTTAGGAAGTCAATAGTAATAGATGATGCTTCTAGACCCTTAACAAACTTATGGCCTGAGTCACCCATCGCTGTTACTTCTAGTTCATCAAAATTGCGGTTAATTGTTATTGCTGTTACATGGTCAGACAAGTCCACTGAATTGACTGTCAAGACTACGCCGTTGTTTAGAAATACAGCCATTGGATTATTCCTCGTCTTTCTTAGTAGTTACTGG